CAATCGCTGGTTTTTCGCTTGAGACGCGTTATCAATCTCTTCTCCGGATGTCTTCTGTTATGGATGATGTCCAATTCCAAGACGCCCTTAAGTATGTCCTGCCTGTTGCTGCGGGGCTTACACTTTTGGGTGCCGGTGTCTACGCTTACGGGCGATTTGCCTTGTCCAAGATCTTGTATCAGGAGCCAGCTCATGTGGCTTTGCGGTACTCATTCAAAGACATGCAGATCCAGGCAGATGTGGAAGGTCAGCAGGCTAGAAACCCTGACGTGTCCCACACCCACCCCGTGAACGCCAAGTACCGTTCCCTCGCGAGCGCTTTTGCAGCTCGCCTTGCCACGACCAGTGGACTGACACCTCAGTTCTACCAGTGCTCCAAGCGTGACCTTGAGCACGGGTACGATGGCACGCGTGAGTATTACGATTTTAAGGATGTGAATGTCCGTCCCCTGCTTCCAAGTGGCAACGCTGGGATGCATGTCATGGTTGACGTCGACTATTATCCTGATTCCCCATTCGTATACTCTGATGGAAAGCCCATCCTCATGTACACCATTCTGCCTCAACAGGTGGGCCGGAGCGATAACGAAGTCACAGCTTCGTTCGACAAGGATGGTGTGTACAACATGAATGTCTCAGGTGGTGCTCGTTACAGGCACTATCTGTGGAACCACACGTCTGACGATGTCTTTGTCGTCGACCACCGAACCATTTGTGGTCTGCTGGGTCCACTCACCGTTTACCAGCAAGATGTCAAACACGTGTTCAACGACCGGGCAGTCGTTCTTTACACGCCTCTCGCACATTATACCGGCCTCACTGCGCTGGTTGCACGCTGTGCGAAGGCTCTCGGCCTGCTTCGAGGGGCTACTTTGGAGCGCATTAAACCGAACGTCTGCGAAGGCTTCGTGTGTTTGCGCACAATGACCTCGGCTGGCACGACAGTGTCCATTGGGCGCGTTGATAGCCCCTACGCACTCACCCTCCCCGAGACGGATTTCGAGGCAGCACGCTGCCACTTCCTATCTTGTGCGAGCTCCTACGGCCAAGCCCATGCAACGGTCGCTCTGGAGTTGGAGAAGCGCATTGTGCAATTGCGCGGAAAGGCAGGTCTGATGGCTGAGTTCTTCAAAGCCAACCCTGGACCATTGCCAATTTTGTCCACTGGGACCGCCATCGTCGGCGAGAGGCGCTTCACAAGCAATCTGGACGGCCTTGAAGAAAGGCCCCTTGCTGTGCCTTTCATGAAACCGTTCGTTGTGGGAGGGGCTTATGTCCCACTGGGTGGTCTACCTGCACAAATCCAAGCCGCCGAGGGGCGTGTGAACAAGTTTACTGGCAACCGTGTGGACGAGATGCCAATGCAGTATATCTCCCTCGCCGCCGAGTTTTGTAAGCACGCCTTCCCTGATGCTTATGTGCTCGATCCTTGCTCAATCGAAGAGGTTTTGAGGCGCCAACCTGCGCCCGGTCAGCAGAATCGAAATGCGACAGCCTTGTCTGGCAAACCTGATCCCGCGAAACTCCAAGTCTTCAACAAGCGTGAGACATACGGGAAGCCAACCGATCCGAGGATTATCAGTCCTGCCGCACCCATCGTGATGCTTGAGTGGAGTCAGTACATGTACCCGCTCGCAGACCACTTCGCACAGTTTACCGACTGTGGCCTTCCTGGCATGAGTGGTGGCAGAAGTTGTCCCTGGTATGCATTCGGCATGAAACCCGCTCAGATCAATGATGCTGTGGTTGCCGTCGCCCAAAGCGCCAAGCTGGGCATTCTGGATACAGATGCGAACCGCTTCGACGGAAACGTCAAGTTGGCCCTTCGTGAGTTTGACCAGATGCTCCTCGCGCGTGCATACGCCAAAAGACACCACGGCGCAATGTTCCGAGTTCGCCGCAAGACCTTTGGGCACATCGCCCAGACCCCAGGAGGATTTGAGTACTGGACCGACGCAACACAGTTGTCGGGTTTCCCAGACACTGCCGCTTTGAACTCCGCGCGCAGTGCTTTCTTCTCCTACGCTGCTTTGCGACTGCAGGGATTGTCTCCCTCCGAAGCTTGGGTCGCCATGGGTCTCTATGGTGGGGATGATGGTTTCACCGCTGACCTAGATGCGGAAATTTTCCAGAAGGTGGCCAAGGACTTCGGGATGAGCATGGAATGCGTGTTCGTCCCTCGAGGGTCGTCTGGCGTGAACTTCCTGGGCAGGTACTATAGCCCGGATGTGTTCTTTGGTGATACTAATACCATGATCGACTTTGGCCGCATGATTGTCAAGTTACACCTCACCGTCGACCTTGCTGCGGCCCACCCGGCCAATGCAACTCGCAAGTTGTGTGAAAAGCTCACCAGTTTGGCCTGCACTGACAGCAACACACCCGTCGTGCGTGACCTTCTGGACGCAGCTGAGCGCACCGGTCGCTGGAAGCGCCCAACAGCTGTGGTAGATGGCTTCGTGATCAACACCAGTGCCCCTTGGATGGACTTTCTGGTTGACGAAGCATGCCACAAGCTCAGCCTTGACCGAGTTGGCCTGACCACTTGGCTTAGCCTCACGAACAACATGGGACAGCTGTTGAACTGCCCCGGATTTGGTGAGGTTGAGCTAGTGTTGCCTAAGGCCCCCGTCATCATGGATGGACAAATCATTATGCCCGCTGGCATGGAGCTGGGCCCTGACGATGTCTTCAAGCTTGGACGTAGTACACACATCCAAGCACATGAAAGCAGAACCACCGCGAAGGAGGATGCTAAGGCTGGACGCAAAAGGATGGATGACAAAGGGAAGGAGGAAGCCGACGGTTCCTCTGCAGTTCTCGGTCAGTGCCGTGACTGCGCGAAGTCATTTGATCCATCACAAGTAGGAGCAAAACAGAGCGAGAAGATGCTGGCCGGACAACCATTCCGTTGCCGCGATTGCGCTGTCAAATCCAAGGAGAGGTATGATACCTACCAGGCCGCCAAGGCAGGTAAAGCAAAGCCCACTTGAGTCTCCTACTTTACGGCAGTGAACAGCCTCAAAATCTCCCAGACCAACTGGGTCACCAAAGGACACCCCTTGACTCTGCGTTTGTTTGTTCCCGGTCGCACCGGAATCCCGAATTTCTAAACCTGAAATTGCCTAGGCGCTTATTTGAAACGATGAGCAACAACAACAATGGATCCAATCGCCAGCGTGGTGCTAAGCGCGCTCGTGGTCGTGGTTCATCTCCTAGTGCTGGTGGTCAACCAGCACAGAAGAAGCAGAAGACAGAAGGCCAGAAACGCCGCCAGCGCAAGCGCCAAGCTCAGCGCAACGGACGTGCCATGTCTACCAGGGGTGGGGCCGGTGAGCAATCCTACGCTGCCAGCGCGTACGCGACTGGGCAAGTGGGCGAAGCGCCACTTGTCACTGCCACCCGTGAGACCTGCCGGGTCACTCACAGAGAGTTCATCGGAAACGTGACTGGAACTGTCGCGTTCACCATTGCTCAGACTCTCGCCATCAACCCGGGCATCGCCGCAACGTTCCCTTGGTTATCTGTGATCGCACAGAACTGGGAGACGTACCGCTTTCGCAAGCTGCGGTTGTGCTACTACACGCGGACCGGCACCAATGTGCCAGGATCCGTCATCATGGCCCATGATCCGGATGCCAGCGACCCCGCGCCGGCTTCGGAGCAGATCATGACTACCTATGAGATGTGCGTCGAGGACGCTCCGTGGAAGGACATCATGATGGCGTTCAGCCTGCTTGGCATGAATGACATTGGGCCGCGCAAGTTCGTGAGGACGGCTGCGCTCGCGGCGAACCAGGACATTAAGCTGTACGACAGCGGAAATGCCTTCGTCGCCACTGTCGATGGGACTGCCGTCAGCTGGGGGAAACTCTGGCTTGAGTACGACATCGACTTCTTCACTCCCCAGTTGCCGCCTCTCGGTGCAGCACTGGTGTTGGGGGGCCAAATCGTGGGTGCAGGCGTGTTCACCGCCGCCAACCCGCTTGGCACGCTGCCCGTGGCTGATGCCCAGGCTGTTGGCATTTCGGCAGACGCACTGTCGAATGTCACCTTCACAAATCCAGCCACGTATCTGGTTCAGTTCAGCGTGGTTGGTACAGTGGTTTCCGCTTTGACCATCACGGCGGGAGCAAATGCGACGGTCACTGCCGTTGCAGCCACTGTTGTCAACGGAGCGGCCACCATCGCTTCGGTGACATACTCGGTTGTCACCTCTGCAGCAAATGCCACCATTGGACTTGCCGCAACCGCAACCACCATCACCGCCGGCATTGTCCGCGTGGGTGTGGTGCCAACCGCGTCGCTGGTCTGAGTGCCCAGCAAGCGCCAACACTTCCGGGCGCAGGACAAATGGAGGGGTTTTCACTGGACACGGCGGGCGTGTCGGGTTAGGTCAACAATAAACGACAGAGTGAGCAGGCGGATCGTGCCGCCAGCGACCACAAATCGCCACAACTCATCGTACCTGATCCGTTCGAAGCAGCCGTGAACTTTGCACCGCAATCGACGGTAGACTGTGCCAGCAGTCCCCTACACACAAACATTCAGGAGTATCCTGTTCAACATGACGAGAATATTAGTATGGC